ATAACATATCAGGTCTGGACTTAGGACCATACACAGTATGAAATCTTAATCCTAATGCCTGATGCGGTTTAACGTATTCGCTAGACTTAGTTAACTCTTCGTTAATCTTCTTAGTAGTGGCGTAAGGAGATTTCCACCATTCGTAAATGCTAGAGCTACTTGCATAAATTAAATTTGTATGTCCGTATCCAGACATATGCCACATGTATCTCAGAACAGCTTGGAATCCATCCACGTTGTTTTCATAATATAGTTCTGGATTCTCATGGGATCTCCTTACGCCGGCTTCTGCACCTAGATGCAAAACAAAATCATAATGTTCTCTTGGTATAGGTAGTTTATTCGTATTACCACCAAATATATGGATCCTATACTTGTGTCGATACTTATCAATGAATCTACTAGCAATGAATCCGTTAGGTCCAGTGATTAGTATTTTCTTATTTAAACGTATCGCATTCATTTGTAAAATACATGATCCTCAATAGTTACTACGTGTTCTAAATGGTCTGCCCAATATGGCCAAGCCCAATCGGCATGATACCACATTGCTCCATCAGTGAAATCGTATACGTCGAATGTTAATAGGTCATCAGCAATCTTAATAGATTCCATCCATGTTGTAGAATCTTTAGGTTCATCAGACTTACCATCGCAATACCAACTGAATTGACATTGGTGTAGTCTAGGCATCTCATTGCCTTTCCAGTTAGTATACATCTTAGCTTGATACACTACATCACAAACAGTATCAGGAAATTGTACGTCGTTCATTCTATTCAATGTCACTAGTCCAACTGCTATCCTACCTGCTAGTGGTTGATTACCAGCTTCGAAATATATGTTCTGTGCTAGACAGAATCTTTCATTGTTCTCATCATATGCTGCTACGCTAGTTGAGCTTAGCAACAACATTATACCTAAAATAATATAGCCAACGACCAATAGTGGTGTATCGCTAGGCTTCATCTTACGTAATCTCTCATCTATATTCATCCTTCGTCTCCTAAGTTGGGAAATGTATTATACAAAAACTCATACCAGAAGAATACTTCTTCGTGTTGAGTACTGAATAGGTTTACATCTTCTATGAAATAAAGATCCTCAAGTTTACCTGTTGGGATATTTATATCACTAAATGTAACATCTATATCAGCTGCTTCCGCAAATTTCTCTATCTCATCTTGTGAGATTGGTGTAGAGTTTAATATTAATATGGGAATCCTCTTACCTTGTTTGTTCTGTACTTCACCAGCGTCCCTAAGGTATGGCTTAATTTCTACAAACTCTTTAAACTCGCATATAATCGCGTCTAATGGCGTATATAATGCTGTTTTCGGTGTTATTCCCATTAATGATTTATCAACTGATGCTGCAGCTCCTGGGAAATCTCTACTGTCACCAGGCGAGATTCTGTGATCACCTTCTAGGCATTGCCACATAGCGTATGCTGTCTTATTAGCACATCCATAAATTGCTATGTTAAGCTTCTTCATCTTGCCAAGGCCTCTCCCAATACATTTCTAATAATAAATCTTCTGTCTTGTATGCTTCTACTTCCCATGGGAGATTGTGATATCCTGTCCTGGCGCAATTGAATGTGTATCCTTTGCTTCTCCATTTGTCTAGTCTACTTGTTATCTCTCCACGAATAAATTGTTTAGCATGAACTAACTCATGTGCTAGAGTATGAACCATCTCTGTATGAGTAAATGGTCTTCGAACTCTATTCTTCCTCGAATCCCAACTCCACGTTCTAGCAAGTTCAATAACAATTTCATTTTTGTCTCCGTAGCAATAGCCTGCTACTTGGCCTTCCTCTAGATCGCGACGCATTATTATATCTAAATCTATGTTACGTCTTAATCGTTTACCGAAGTAATGTCCCATTACATCGTTGACGAAGTTCTTAATTCTTTTCTTCTGTGCGATCCTACCTGTTATGGTAATGTCGAACATTAGTCACTATTCCTTTTTGTTAGTCCTAGACGATCTCTAACCATATCAGCTTCCTGTTCTTCTGCTGTTAGACTTAGGATCAATCTACTTGATAAATTATCTTCTACTGCTCTCTGAGCGAAATCAGATAATTGTTTAGCATTCATTCTACGAATATATTCTAACGCGCCTGATGCTAAATCTATATTCTGATAATCTTTTGCTGGAGGAGTAACTCCTTCAGGTTCTGGATCATCGTAACCTGGCGTTGGGTATCTAGACATTATTCTCCATCCTATACTGTTCTCTTAATTTCTGAAACTCACCAATCCAATCATCTCTCTTCTCGATGAATTGCCAAGCTTCGCCTTCTTCACTAGCTCCTAATATCACTAACTGCGATACAGGTTGCTCTGTGACCTCTTCAAACATTACAGCATATGCAGCAGCCTGCATAAAATACTGATAACAATGTGATCTAACTTTTGGTTTCTTAGCTGTCTTCCAATCTATAACAGATAGCTTACCGTTATACTCAGCGACTACGTCTACTGTTCCAGCTACTTTCAAATACTCTGACATCATCTGAGCTTCAATAGCTTTGATAGTTCCTAATCCTTCATCAGCTTGTTTCTTTAATTGTAAGAATAAATCTAATGTTAATGGAGTATGACCTTCTACAGGTTCATCCCAGATATAAGATTCAATAAGTTTATGTGCTGATGTACCTCTACGATTTGCAGCTGTTGTGATGGCATCCGCCTTCTCCTTACCTACTCTAGATCTCCAAGCTTTAATTGCTTCTCTAGATTTAAGCGATGTGATAGTTGTAACTGAAGGATAACCTTGATTAGCATCCAAGCCTTCTTTAATGTAGACACGCTTACCGTCATCATTAGTTACTCGTTTTAGTTTTGGGAAATCTATTAATTCTCTATTAAAAGCCATGTTTCTTTTTCACCTGATCAATCTTAACGTCTTTGATTGATTTCTTTTTATATTTGTTAGCCACGTCTGACCCTGGATTCGCATCCGCCATTTTAGACATTAGCTCATTCCAGCCGCCATCCTTATTGTTCTTCGCACTCTGACTGTTATACATCAGGTTAACGCCAGTAATGATTTGTTTCATCTCTGGATTGTTCTTTTTAAAATCGTCAAGCTCACTCATACGCATTTGAAGCTCTGTTACTTCGCCCGTGTCTTGATTTTCAAATACGTATGTTGGCATTATTCTATTCTACTTCCAATATCGGATATCTCGGATCCTAAATTAGATATGTCTGACTCTAAGCTAGACATGTTTGACTCTAATGTTGATGACAAGCTCTCGATCTCTCCAGACTTAGACATTAACTCGTCTATTTTATCATCTACTAAAGTTATTTGTGACGAAATCTTTTCGATCTGCTCACTAGCTTTCACGATCTCTTTCGACAATTTCTCTACGCGTTTAATCGCTGCATAGATAGCGCTTCTTGTTGGTTCTGTCATTATTCCTTATCCCCTTTCTTCTTAGATTGGTGGAGCGAGAGGGAATCGAACCCACGACCTTCTGGATGCAAACCAGACGCTCTCCCTACTGAGCTACCGCCCCTCTTTCTCTTGTTCTTTTCATCTACCATAAGAGTAGTTTCCCAAGCAAACCAACCTGCAAAGATTGTGATGACCAAAGGTATGATACAATTATTTAAAATCTCTATCACTGATCTTAGGTCCTCCGTTATGTCCAATCATGGACTTTTCTTTAAGCTCTTTTCTCCATCTAAGAAAATCTAGAGCCACCTCTCTTGTTGAATGAGTTAACGTACTCACTGGACGTTTTAATGCATTGGCCATGTTTTACCCTCCACAGTCATACTTATTAATTGATAATTACCGATTATCTCGATACCTGTTCTTGATCTAATACTATCGCAAGCCATTGCCCATGACTTATTAACTGTAACAGCATTCTTATCCATTGCTAATTGACATTCTTTAGCATTAAGAGGTATATCCATTTCATAGAATGAACCACCATTCGCTCTTACTTTTAAACTATTCACCTGTTGCGATTTCATATATCTCTCTCCAGTTAGAAACTCTTCTTACTCCATCATTGTCTTCACCTTTGTTGTAAGGTTGATCCATTAATAGAGGTGTTAGACCCATTCTACCGCCTAACGATGCATTGTCAGGTCTATCTTCGACCCATAGAAGCTCTGAATCTCTCCACTCTTCTAACATCTCATCTTTGTCAGCTCCAGTATCTAAGAATATGATTCTATCAATAGCATCACCATAGATAGACTTCAGATTCCTTCTTCTCAATCTCTGAGTCTCTGGATCCAAACTTAAAGATGTTATCACATCGATAGTGATACCATGCTCTTCGTATAATTTCTTAACGTATTTTACTGAATCTCTAAGAGGTTTTAGAGATGCTATTCTACTAGAATTGCAGAATATTCTAGGAAGATAAAATAGATTTTCACCTTCTTTCTTATCTAGTAGATCCCAATCTACTTGATATCTTTCACCAACATCATACTTAGTATAATCTTGAACCTCGATTCCGAAATGGAATTTCATCCATTTATCAAACGAATAAGCCCAATCGAGTAGGACTCCATCGCAATCACTTAATATTTTCTTATTCATAATATAATACCTAATTCTCTAATATATTATATATTATAGCGCAAAACCGCGTAAAAGGCAACCCTTTTCTGCGATTATTTTACTCATCTAACCTGTTGATATTCAACGTTTTTCCAACGTTTTTTCCTTTCTTTTTCATTAGTCCAAACGAAATCCTGGAGATCTTCTTTGTTCCTATAACCATATCCTGCGTCTTCTAGCATCTTCATATGGTTATGGAATTTCTTAATTTCATTCAATCTATCCTTATCGTCAGGATCCATAACGTCTTCTGCTATCCTAGCAAATCTAAAGAAATCACTATGATTGTATTCCTTACCAAATCTATGCATGCTATAGTCGTTACCATGATATCCTACGAAGCATTGATCGTAACCACCTCGTTTCCAATACTCTTCGAAGGTAATAAGATAACTATTCCTACCAACTCCATAACCGAAGTTGCCAGGATAATACATTACTGTGGGATCTAAATTGTGAATGACTTGGAATATGCGCATTAGATTATTAGTTGTAATAACCCAATCAGAATCTAGGTTAAGATTCCATCTATTGTCTGTGTGTCTCATGAGACAATTCTTAGCACCTTCATTGTTCCATCCTAAGTCTTCATCAATTCTTAGGATATCCCATTGCTCAGGTATATCGTCTATGAAATTAGTTATTGGGGCTATTTGACTACCGTCATCGATAACGGAGTAGTCGAAGAGAATACCACCTGGATCTATCTTTTCATACCATTGAACTATCCTAGCAAATAGCTCATAGCTATTATAATAGGTATAGTTAATTCTAATACGAGATTGGTGGTGTTGTTTATAATAACCATGTAGGCCTGCAGCCCAATTCTGCTGGCCTGTATAGTCTTGAAAGTATTCTATGTCAGATTGTTGCTCTGCCAAAACAATTTAGCCCTCGGCTTTTTTAGTTGATTTTTTAGCTTTAGGTTTTGCTTTAGGTTTCTCAGGTAGAAGATCTGGGAATGCTGCTCTTACTACTGCTTCAGTAGTTCCTTTATAGGGATCTTTCTTTGCAATCATATTCAATAGGATCTTAGCATCTTCAGGATGAACTGATTCTAACAGTTCAATGAAGAGCATTTCTCTCTTAGTTTGCGTAGATGTAGCTCTGCCGCCTTCAACAAAGATGTCGAAACGTTTTACCATACTATGCAATCTAGTCTCTACTTGGATACCATCGGCTTCACCGTAAGGAGGTATTGAATCCGGAAGTAAGAACTTTACTGCTGGATGATAACAACCTTGTAATACTGATCTAATAGCAAAACAATCATACTCTATGAGTTTCTCTGCTTTAGCTTTAGCTGTTTTTTCTTCACTGACTGCTTTGAATATTTCAAATACGCCTAGTGTTAGTGGGTTTATTGCCATTTTAAAAGTCTCCAATATTGTCCATAAGACCTTTCAGTCTCTTGTCAATAAAATAATTAAATAACCCAGATCTATCTCTAGTCTCTGTGTTAAACTGTTCTAGTATATTTATACGGATGTTAGAAGGCACATGTGTAAGGTCTACTAGTTGTTCGTTACGTTTATAATTACGTACGAAGTCCTCATCAAATGCTTCTGGGCCTTCAGCGATACACTTTTCAATAACTGTCTTACGTAATGGTCTTTGTCTACCATTAATAAAGCAATCATCTAAAGATAAGACATTAGGAACTCCATCACTCTTATCTCCTCTAAGTATATGCTCTGTTAAGAATCTCTCAGGATTATCAGTCTTAAGGAATTTCTTTCTCACTGGACAATATTGTCTTACATTACCGTATTTCTGTAATTGAATAAAGTCTTTATCACCAGACAGAATCAATATAGGTTCACCTGTATTCATTATCTGTCCATGTTCATCACAAATAGTACCGATGATATCATCAGCTTCAGCACCATCTACCATAATATATTTGTATGGGAAATTGTCTCTTAACTCGTCTCTGATTTTATTTAAAGATTCAAAGATTGTAGGCCAATCTAATCCAGACTGTTCTCTCCAATTCTTTCTTTGTGCTTTGTAGTATGGGAATACATCACGTCTCCAATAGGATCTATCGTCAACAGCTATGGTTAGTTCACCATACTCATCGTGGAATTTACTTCTTAGGGATCTGATGCTATTAAGAATCATGTGTCTTAATAGATCTTCTTGAACGTCAACATTCTTGCCGCCGATCTGGGCCATCATGTTGCTTATCATTACCTGATTTAAATCTAGTATTATCATAACAAAGTTCTCAAGTTAATATAATATTATAACAAATGGTTACCGCAATGTCAACCGGAATTGTGTCGTCTATGTGCTACTTTCTCTTCCCAATTCTCTATTGCTTTCCTTATCCCTTCCTCAGCAAGCACAGAGCAGTGTAATTTAATAGGTGGTAGTTCGAGAGCATCAGCGATGTCCTTGTCTTTAATAAGTTTCGCTTCTTCAATGGTTCTTCCTTTGAGCATTTCAACAAACATTGTTGAGGATGCGATTGCGGATCCACATCCATATGTCTTGAACTTGACATCTTCTATTACATCTCCTTCTGTGAGTTTAAGGTCTAGCTTCATAACATCGCCACAAGCTGGTGCTCCGACCATACCTGTCGCGACATTAGGATCATTAGGGTCAAATCGTCCCACAGAATGCTTCTGTGGATTCTCTAACACGTCGTTAAATCTTTTTACTACTTTCTCTGAGTATGCCATTATTCCTGATTATGTCTTGGATCTTGTTGTTGCTTGATCCATTCTTGTATCAACTTCTGTTGTTCTGCAATCTTTTGTGATTGATCTTTAATTGTCTTTTGTTGGAATCTTAGTCGATCCTGTTGCTGTTGTTGTTGCATTTAGTTTTGCCTCTTCATTATGAATGTATTCTTTCATGTCTACTAACCAGGATTTTAATCTCCTAACTTGTTTAGCATGAAACTCCTTTTCATCATCAGAACGATGATACATCTCCATGTGGTAGTCCATAATATGTAACACGACAGCTATCGCGTCCTGATATGGTTTGCGTACCAAACTGGTAAATGTTCTTTTCGACTGTGTCATAACTCCTCATAAACATATTCCTATTTATGGGATTGACACTAAAATCCTACTGATACCCCGCAACCACAACTGGATACTTCATTCGGATTAATAAAATTAAACGATTCATTTAAACCGCTCTTTACAAAATCTATAACTGTCCCTTCTAGGTATGGCTTAGACATCTCGTCTATAACTATCTTAAACTTACCGAAGTCTACCACGTGATCGCCATCCAACTTATTATCATATTTAAAAATATACTCGTAACCGTTACAACCACCACCATTGATACCAATACGAATAGTATCTCTGCCTTCATTCTCTGTTCTCTCAACCGCTTTAAGTATTGCTGCATCTGTAAAATCTACCATAATAGGCTCGAACGCGTTGCTAACCACATTAATAGAAAAGGTAGTAGAATAGGTCCACCAACAAAGAGCACTAGCTCTAACCAAGCTTTAACTTCTGTGCCAATTTCTTTCATCTCTTCTCTTTATGTTTAAATATTCCCATTTAGAATATCGTTCTGAACCTATTTATTAAACCTTGGTCATTACACCGTATAACTAACTTGATAATTGTTAGTATATGTTTGTATTTTCCCAGACTTATCATACACCATTACGTTATATACCGTTTCTACTATGTTCTTGGTACCAGGATCAGAGCCTTCGTAGACTTTAAAATTGGTATATCTTTGAACGTATGTAACAGGTGTTACTGGTGCTATCTCAGTCAAGTTCTGGGATCCATTGAATATCTGATTTACTAATATCAATAGACTTCTCAGCGAACCCTTGCATCTCATGTTTAAGCCCATAGCGTCTAGCTATTGCTGACTTAATGGCTTCATGAATTAATACAAAGTCCTTTTGCATATCTGGATCCATTGGATCGTGATATGGCATTCGTGTTTCAATCTCATTAAACAATCCCATTGACATCTCTAGAGATATATCAACTATGTGATCAAATACGTTCTCTAATAGTGCTTTAGACTCTAACTTAGATTGCTGTAGAGCCTCTTTAGTATACAAGTCAGGATTGACAATTGGAAATTGCACAACATTATTCTTTTTGTTGCTCATGAGAATATTTATGCTTTTTTCTTCTTAGTCTTACGCTTTTTCGGCTTGTAAACCTTTTCCTTTACACCATAGGCCTTACGTTCTGTCTCTTCCATTTCGTAAGTCCATTCTGCCCCACAATCTGGGTACCAAACACCTATAGTCCTTTTAGGTTTACCTTTCCAAATAGAATCTTGAGTATGATAAGCCATTGCTACACATTTGTATTTGACTTTCTTCTCCATATTCTCTCCTTGAAACAAGGATATCCATTCACCACCTCTTAAATACGCTTCACACTGTGATGCATAACTAGCCCAAGTAGTTGATCTAGCTAATGCGCCTTTAGTTTTATTATGATTCCAGTCTCGTCTTTCAGACTGAGCTCGTGATTTAGCATTCTTTAGCCAACCTCTGACTTTGTTAAATGCTAGAGGATGATCCTCCGGCAGATTAACTACGTCCTGGTGGTATTGTGCATACTTAGGTGGACTTTTTGCGGCTCTTGCCTTTTCGAGCCTTTTTGTTAGTACTTTCTTTTGCTTTGTACTTAGCTTCCGCTTCGCTTTCATTACCATTACGATTGCCCTCGATGATGGAGTTTAACAATCCCCTCCACTCAACTTCTCTAGAGTCCCAACTGTAGAAGCTATCTGCATAGACCTTCTGCATTTGTAATCTCTGAGCTAGTAGAGGAGCCCTTTCTTTATTTAAGTATAACTCAATTGCTTCAATAAGGCAACTCCCAAATGTATTAATGTGTGTTTGAGGGTTCTCAGCAAACTGATACATGTAAGTCCAATTTGCAGCTGTTTCATATAAAGCAGCTAAGTTACTATGCACATTCATCACTCCAGCCGACATAGCTTCCATAAGAGCTATACAACTAGTCTCTTGCCATATAGATGGATATGCGAATATGTGTGCTTTCTCTAATGCTTCTCTAACTTTCTCATTAGGTTGGAACCCATGATAAGTCATCTTAGGATGTTTATCAATAGCATCAAATAATGGCTTGTATGGCTCATCTCTCTCAGGCCATCCATAAGCATTAAACGATGAGAACACATCTAAGTGTGCATTAGGATACATTTCAGATACTCTTTCGAATACAGGAATTAGTAATTCTAATCCTCTGTGTGGAGTAGTATGGTATATAATATTTAATTGTTCGTGTGGGTCTGGTTTCTTGACATCACTAGGGGATGGATTCATACAGTTCTTCAATACGACTCCAGCTTCAAATGGAACACCTAAGAATGCATTATACATTTGTTGTTGCCAATTTGATACAAATACTAACTTATCAAACTTCTGCCATCCTCCATCTTTAAGATGTTGTGACTCTGGATCCATAGGTAAATCATGTAGCCATAAGACTTTATACTTATCGTCTTCAAGTTCTCTTACTCTTGATGGTATGATTTGAAATTGGTCTAGTAGTTCTTTATCTAAACGCTTATAGAGTTCTTCTTTCATTAACTCTGTTCCGCCTTTAGCGTTTTTATCTACCTCGTTGGTAGATGGGATTGGTCGACCTGATGGGTCAATGATTTTAGTCTCTTTTGTCAGCTTTTGTCCAGCTGAATCAACTATTTTTAGTTCCATAATATATCCTAGTCTAAGAAGTATTCAGGGTGGTCATCAACTAGCTTCTTCAATTCAGTGAAGCCACCAATGTTTTCTCCTTGTATAAAAATTTGGGGGAAAGTTCTTGCGGTTGGAGCTATCTCTAGCAACTTCTGTCTATCAAAGTCGACATCTAACATCAACTTTGTATATGAGTGTTCTGTTCCTTCAATCTGCTTCTTGATTAAGAAGTCGGCCTGGTCACAGAAGGGACAAGCCGTTTTGCTATACATTTCAATATTCATAATTTAATTATTCTTCAAAGTTATTAACTGCAGAGCTAGTGGTCCATCCATGGTTCTTTAACATGTTCTTATATTCTGTTCTATCTAATGCTAGAAAAGTATTCATTGCTGCTTCATCTTTAAATATATAATGAATCGTAGCAGTGTTATCAGTCATATCAACATGTTGAACGTCTGTTATATCTCCACTCTTCCAAGCTGTAAAAACATCAGTTGTTAAAGTTCCACTTGATACTTTATCATTTAAACCTGGTCTATCTGATAACATTTGAAAATATTGTTCCCTTAGAACATCTCTTCTGTCTGTATCAGAACTACCTGTCCAAACTGTAGATGAATTACCACTTAGAGTCTGAGTTATTCTGTAAACTGTAGCCATTATTATAACCTATATTTTATTTTAAGTCAACCCTTTTCTTTTCTAGGATCTTAATTCGTTCGTCTAAGGCATCAATAGTTTCGCAATAACCATCGAACTCTTCGATACCACATTTAGGATGTGAGTCTTTCTCTAGTCTCAGTATCCTCTCAGCCAATTTAGGGTATTGACTTAACCACTTTTCTTCTCTTTTAGCTAGATCTATATCATATTTATCAGCCACGTATTCCATGAAGTCATCAATCTTATCCTGGAACCAAACACCAAATTGAGTGTTCTTAAACCATTGATAAAACGAACTTCCGATTACAGATGATAATATAGATCTAATGGCTAATAGCATCAGCGTATACATGTTTTCTCCATTCAGAATATATACGACTGCCGGTATCCCATCTCAAATCTACAACATCACAACCAACTTCATTTGCTATAGCGATATTATCACCAAACGTCCAGGGATAGAATTGTATTTCATCTACACCTTTCCAAGGATGATCCCCTATTCCGGGATTCTGTCTCCAATAAATTCTACCACCAGGTTTTAAATATTGGACTGCACATTGCACTTGTATTAGGACTTCTTCCCTTTCACCGAAGTTTAAGGATCCTAAACAGAATAATACATCCCACTGTTTATCCATTTCAAAGTCTTCTATGGAAACTATCTGATCTGCTTCTTCATTTGCAGGATCAATACCATAGAGACGATCGCCGAAGATTGGTTTGAATAAATTGTAACCACAACCAACGTCGAGTATTGTTTCAGTTTCTTTAATCTTATTTATGAGATTCCAGCCTGATAATTCAAATTTATTATAATTCGGTTTCCAGCTGTCTCTAAAATAATTTATCACTCTTCGTTTGGCCATGTGTTCCCTGAGGCATTAAGATCAGTTAATTCTAGTTGTGTATTCACAAAATCTTTAGCTCCGATTCCATTAACAGAATCAGTAATAGCAGCTTTTACCATTTCATCAGTAGCTGTTCCTTTCGCGGGTTTAATATATTTTTGGTTAGTATTAATTTCTATGTGTTCGTGTGATGCTTCTATATCTATTGGTAACTCTAATTGTTTACTGAGCTGGTTCAAGTATTTCTCCTTATATAAGAATAATAGTTCGGTAGATATGAAATGATCTACATTCACTTCTTTTAATATTTCTAAGAATACTGTTGTTGTGAATTGGGATCTAACTCTTGTTTGCTGTTGTAATAATATATTTTCATCACGTCCAATAACTATAAATTCAACATCGATGTTAAGGTCTTTTGCTTCTTGAATAAGTCTTTCATAATCTGGGATCCTATTAACACCTTGCCACACATACGGACAAGATATACTTGTTACATTATATTGTTTTAGTGGGAGATCATTAAGGCTTTGTTCGCCTGTCCAGACTTTCGCGAAAGGTTCTTTATGATGACCTTCCCAATAGTCTTCCATCTCCCATCCAAATACATCTTCATGTGCTGATAGAATCTTAGCCCACAAATGATTTCCTGATCCTTGGGGGCCTGTGATTATGTAGAGCTTTTTCATCTCTTACTTATTAACATTCCTATTGTTGGTGGCGCTATTAACGCTGTTAAAGAAGCATAGAATATTGATCCCATTGCATAGAATGGCATAGCACATAGGAATCCAAGACCTATACCATAGAATAAACCGTTACCGGAATATAAACCTGGTCGTGCTATAGCTGTCAATGTTGGGATGAATAAACATGTCCCCATAATACTAAAGAATAAGAAGATATCTCCCATGGATACCTTATACATTGCAACTGCTAATCCAAGACACGCTAAGGCAACCATGCCATGTCTAGCGTTCTTAACGGATGTTTCTGGTTCAGAGAAATCATTTCCAATTATGTTACTTATTGAAGATAATTGACTATCAATGATTGATACTAAGCCAGCCATAATCGCAAATGTAAATAGTGCTGCTACCCAAGAAGGTAATAACGTTCCTATTGTAATAATATTAACATTATATATGTTATCGGGCTCTACAAGAATATTTGAGCCTGCACCGATGAATCCTATGTATCCCATAGCTAATGGAATGCATATAAAGATGCATGCTGCTAATACAAATGCTGGTATGATGTGGTTCTTCTTGATAGCAAATGCTCTCTGATAGAAGTTATTGTCTCTCCATGGTCCAGCCAAGTGACCTAGGAATGCTGCTATACCAAAGGAGGTAAAGACACCCCAGCCAAAAGATCCAATAATGCTACTGCCATCACCATCGCCCACCCCATCAAAACGAGGAGTAATCCCAGCACCCATATCAGGATGGCTAAGAAAAAGGGCCAGAATACCAATAACAGTAGTCCAAACAACACCAATTTTAATAATTTCCGTAACAACTGTAGCCTTTAGTCCATTTAATAAAACATACGATAATGCAATCAATGTCATTATCCCTATAGCTATATTATAACTCATTCCGGTCAAGATGGCAACCGTTGTTCCACCTGCAATCAAATTAATAGCAAATGCACATACAGTTAAAGCAAGCATTTCTACTTGATATATCCTATGTGCTTGTCCACCATAGTTCTCTTGAATAAATCCAGAAATCGTAAATCCTTCAGGCGATTGTGTGCGTAGTTTATACGCGTAACCTGCAAAGAACATTAGTGTTAAGAAATTACCTAGACAGAACCAAAATAGCCCTGCTATACCGTTCATATACGCTTGTTGTGCGCTGATAAACAGTCCCGGCGCCCATAACCATGCCGCAGCAATAGAAAGCGCACCAGACGCGAAATTAAGCTCTCTACGAGCCAATAAAAACGATGGTTTATCGTTATTATACCCGCTAGAAAAGAGGTATACTCCAGCGAAAGAAATCGCTGCATATGCGGCTAATAACCCATAACCGACAATGGGATCAAATAAAGGAAACATATTAAAATCTCACAAAAAAGCTCAATGTTAATCGAGCGTCATCTATACTATTGCCAAAAGTATTCTCAATGGCATGCCTAATTCCGGCGTTCCATAAAACATATCTATTCCAGACATTTTCTATGGTATGCTTACCCTCTTCAAAATCTGTACCAGACCGTTCTGGTATTGGATCCTTAGAAAGATAAACAACGCCTGCATAACTATATTCGTCATCTGTGTGGTATTTGTTTAACCAATTAGGATGTTTCATATCCTCTTCAGATGTGTAATGGTAATAGCAATCAATATCAGATATTGACTTACCTTCATTGCCCAACGCACGATAAGTTTGTGCTTTTAAATATTCAACATTTATAGATCTTGGCAATCTTTCGGTTCTATGACCGATCCATGAAACTCCAGGCACCTCTGAATGGTGTCTAAAATCACATGATAGAGCCTCTTCGCGAACGTCAAGGCTTCTATCGAAAAACCCATCTATAATGTGAATCATTTTAGAACTTTACAGTCCACATGACTGTATATTCTACTATTTTATCAAAATCACCCTTTGCACCATATGCTAGAGCTCCAACATGTAATGTAGACTTATTGCCTACAGGGATGTCAAATGTCATTCTGGACTTGTGTCCAATATATACATCTTCACCGCCTTTGTATTGCCATCTTGGTTCATAAAAGCTAGACAAATATAAACGATCTTCCCAGATTGTTAATTTGTTAGCTAAACGTAAATGCAAACCTGCTGAACCTGGTGTAGGTCCGGCTGATCCGCCATCAATGAATGTTATCTTAGGTTGAACCCACCATTGCCATACATTTCCAACTTTAGGAGATGTATAGATAAATTGATTCCATCTAAGAGTTCCATTACCTCTTTTCTGGTATATGAGACCATATTGCCAATTCGGATTTTTATTGAATTTATTGTAGTATTCAAAATGATAATCTGAATCGAATTGATCCATTCCAGGTCTTAACTGTAGATACTGATCTCCGTCAGTTAAGTTAAGATTGTATTCGGGATTTTCCCATTCTTCCGCTGCATTAGTAGTCGGGGCTAATAAGAGCCCTACGCTCACTAATGATGCCATCATTAAGTGTTTTATATTCATATACCTCTGTACTCCATCTTTCACTTAGTTTATCTAGAACACTATTGTAGGTATGATTCTCTACATTAAATGCTCTCTCCATATATCCAGCTATATTCACTTCGTGAGCTTTAACTGCATCTATGATCTTATTAAAAATACGATTACTCTGTTCGAACGATCTATCACCAAACACTTTGTGCCAGAATAATAATCTCACTTCTTCAGAAGTATCGTAGATATTTATAACATTTCTAACACCTGCTTTATAGAGTCTAGCTATAAGCGGATTGTTAAGATAATGCGTTGTTAATGTAGGTTCATCCCAACATATCATATCCTTTATATCCTCTGCATGCTTATCTTTATTCCATGGATAAGCATAGTCAGGCATTGTTAAGGCCATCACAGGATACTCAATAGGTGGATATTTATATCTATTATTTTCATCATGTTCTAATGGAAAATTTCCATTTAACAGATTAGCTACGAAGTCCCCTCCGCAACCAGGAACAAACTTTATTAGTGTTTTATCCATACTTTATTATAACACATTGTTTCTGTCAATTCAACTCGTGTTTGTAATTAGGTGCAGTAGGATCCAAGCCTAGATTAGCCATATTCAATTTTAATTGAACAGTATTCCATGGTCCTACTTTTCTCATTATATCTCTTTGAAATTGTTTTGTTGGTCTCTTAGAACCTTCTTCATGATATATCCATTCTGATTTCCTGAGTATATCAGAGCGTCTTCTATCTTTTCTAGCCTCTTCAAGGCATTTGATTCCTCTTTCCTGGGCAAATTCCCAGAAAGGAGTTTTGTATTTAGAACCTGCAGCATAGTGTATCATTATAATCATCTCTGCATCTTTCATAAAGATATGCATCTTCTCATTAGCATGTTCTTCATCATCGCTACTTCTATCTGCTTGGATTATTCTCAACATGGTATCAATACTAGTAGCTTCCATTGGCTCTAAAAAGAATCCTGCATTGCCATTATATACTACTTTACCATCAAAGAATTTCTTTCTATAATAGTTATTAAATTCAATATTATTAACACTATTATAATCTGGATCTAACTTATGTATTCCCCAAAGTTTAACTACATCTTGTCTAACTTCGTCCGCAGTATTTATGTCTTTATTATATAGATATCCTACGCTGCATCTATTAGCTAACGGAACCATAAACACCCAACCAAAAGGCATTGCTATTGTTTTTGTATGTCTAAATTTAGGAGCATCCCATGGACATTGCGTAATGTGAGCTGCGTTCACAGGAATATAATCTGGTATGATACAATCTTCTAAGTCTGGCTTACCAGCACAATATATTATTTTATCATGTGGTCCTTCATGCTCTTCTACATCTAAAGGTCTAGGTATAAATGCGGCATGTGTTCGTATCTGTGGATGTTTTTCTAATCTATTAAATACCATGTGTTGAAATTTTTTAGCGTTGAAGTGGGCACCTGCGGTACCAATAGGAAAGGTATGCATGAAATCAGTCTTACCCCAATTCTGATAATAGATACCTTCTTTAACTTGATAATCGACTTGATCTAATCCACAATAACTTGCACCTAATTTTCTATTCCATAAGTCTGGAAATGTTATTGTAGTTCCTTCACCGACTGGGGCTGTAGGTATAGTTGGATCATAATACCAATCGACATGCTCTATGTTATCATACAGTTTATCTTTTGCATTATGATAATGAAATCTATCTTCTAATAGATGTAGCATCGATATACAACCAGCCGTTCCTCTTCCTACGACTGCGAGTCTTCTTTTTTTCATATTAATATAACGCCCATATTGTAGCAACAACTACAGCTAATACTAACCACTGTTCTACTTCCATATTACCAATTATGTATTATATTAGACATAATAGCTATTGCACACACTACATTAACCAATAATATGATTGTTCTAATAACACCAACGGTATTATCATTTGTAGGATCATAACCATCTTGTTCGCTATATGATCCTAATGCGTGTTTCCATATTGTCCAAAGTTTATTCATCATTAAATAAATTCACAAAGTGTTCTGCATCAACCACTACTAATGGTTTTACATTATTACGTTTAATTACAACTAAAGGTTCATAGTCGCCACAATTAGATTGTGCTTGTTTATATGCTTCCCATACATTAAGCTTTTCTTGATTCTTAGCTTCTATACTATATGGGAATTTTTTTCTGGCTGCTCTAGCCATAATAAGGTCTTCGCCACCAGCGCCCATAGATCTTGATTCTATATCTTCTGGATGTATGTCTAGATCTTCTACTAATAAATCTCTAAACCATTGCTGTAAACGTCTACCTTTAGCTTTCGCTGACTGGGTCTTCATAATCATCATCCTCATCATACGTGAGTGCTTCACCACAAGCAGGGCAATATAAGATTTCAAACGTGGGATCGTTTGCTATTGCCTCTCCTTCAAAATCACACTCCATGCATAATATTCTTTTCTTTATACTCAAAGTTTAAATCCTTTAAATGTGTTCTCATCGACGTCTTTATTTACGCCACCTGTAATATAGCTACTAATCTCAGTTTCCTGTGGAGCTACTTGAACAGAGGATCCGGAGATCCATTTCTGAGTCCAAGGTAATGGATTAGAGCCACCCTTAAAATTATGCTTCATTCTAATTGCACTACATCTTTTAGCTGCAATCCATTCAACATAAGTTTTTAATATCTCTGCATTAAGTCCAATCATAGAACCATCTTTAAATAGGTATTCAGCCCATTGTTTTTCTTGTTCTACAACCTTTTCCATTATATCTAATACTTCCTCTTCACATTCATTTCGAATTTTAACAAACTCTTTATCATCAATTGGTAATGCTTTAATCATAGCTGTTGTAAATGCTAAATGAACGTTTTCATCTCTACATATAAACTTAATAATCTTAGCGTTACCTTCCATTTTCTTTAACTCCGCGAATGCCCAACTGCAGGCGAAGGATACATAAAATCTAATTCCTTCTAAGGCATTCACAGCGTTAAGACATAACCATAAATTCTTTTTAGTCGGATTCTCAATCAAATCATCGTAATACTTACTAATGTCTGCTGCACATTCCGTTATTTGTGGTATGTTTAACAATTCATCAAAAACTACACTAGGATCCGAATAAACATTTCTAATAATATGTGTATAGGATCTACTATGTATGGTTTCAACAAATGTCCATGTTTCTATAAAATTTTCTATTTCTGGTAATGATACAATAGGTAGCAATGCAATATTAGGTGCTCTACCTTGTACACTATCTAATAGTATTTGTCTTTTTAAATTACTTGTGAATATATGTTGTTCTGTTTCTGTTAAATCTTTAAAGTCTTTTGAATCTCTTAGTATATCTACTTCTTCAGGTCTCCAAAAGAAACCTAATTGTCTATCTGTCATCTTATCAAACTGTGGATATTTTATATCATCGAACCTAGCGATATCACAAGGCCCATCAAAAAACATTTTTCTTGCTTTATTCTTCTTCTTATTTACCTTAAAAACTGACACGATTCTTCCTCAAATGGATTATTATAATAATCCTTTATATAATTATACAATCTCTCCTTTTTGTATTCAGGGGCTTGATGTGGAGCTGCCCAATTATTTAAATCTCTAGGTATATTCTCATATGAATAATCACCCAACCATGCTCTCCACCCTAATGAATTGTATTCTTTCTTTGTTACTCTTTCAATTACCTTTTCTTCCATATTATACATTATTGCATTATCACAATAATTTATTTTATCGCCTCTATTACTTAGATCCCAAGTCCAAATAGGCTCACCTATCTTTTCTATATCACACCTGGCACCACACATCCCTCTTATTTGTTTATCTGTCCAATCTTCTATTGTTTCTTTATAGTCAAAATGAAAATCTCTTATAGCTTTTCTAAACATTAAAGGATCATATTCTACATCATCTGGTACATGCCAATTTGATGCTTTATATGGAAAGAACTCGACTTTATTGGGATATACAGTATTAATATCAAATCCTTGTTTAGCTATATTCCATATTGTCTTAAATATAAATTCATCAAAGACAATATGACCAAACATTTCATGAATGAATATATCAGTATCTCTAAAATCATCTAGATTCATTTCATTTGTAGCGGCTTTAGCAACGGTTAATCTTGGATCATTACCACACATCCTTGCAGTAGCTTGACATGCACCTTCCCAATGATCGATTGCATATACTTTCTTAGCACCATACTTTAAACATAGCCATGCTAATATACCAGATCCACAACCCATATCCATAACAACTTTACCTTCAACATTAGCTTCAATAAAGTCATGATATGCATTTGTTCTTTCAGGATCCAAAGCACATCTAAACTCAGAGACTTCTCCTAGTGCTTCGCCAGATAATCTGGGAACTGTAAATCTAGGGACTTCTCCAAATGTTGCTATATTCTTATCTAAATTGTACATGACTCACATTCTTCATCATCATATAAAGGATCATCTTGACCTACAAATGGATGTGATGGCTCTTCTACTTCGTCTGTTGCTCCGTCATAAGTATTGAAGTAATATAATTGTTTACCACCATACTTATAAAACGATAATACATCTTGTATCATTGTTGATAGTGGAATCTTTTCATCTTCATAATGTGCTGGATTATAAGAAGTATTAACACTAATACCTTGGTCAACATACTTCTGTAATATAGCACATATCTTTAAATAACCTTCTGGAGATTTCTGATCCCATAGTAGTTCATATTTGTTTTTAAGATGGAATATATTAGGAACTACTTGCTTCAATACACCATCTTTACTTTGTTTAACTGATACTAATGCTCTAGGAGGTTCAATACCATTTGTTGCATTAGATATTTGACTAGAAGTCTCACTAGGCATTAATGCCATTAGTGTAGAATTTCTAATACCTGTTTTCTTTAATGTCTCTCTTAAACTATTCCAATCTAATCTTTCTTTATGTGGAACTAATTCATCCACATCTTTTTTATAAGTTTGATTAGGTGTAATACCTTGGCCATATCTTGTTTCATTACTCTTAGGACAAGCACCTTTTTCTGCTGCTAATTCTGCTGATGCTTTAATGAGATAATAAGACCAGGCTTCTGCCCACTCATCTATCATCTCTAAATTAGGATCTGTATAAGTCATATCATTCTTAGCCATCCAATAAGCAAAGTTAATAATACCAATACCTAAAGGTCTTCTATTATTTGTACTATTCTCTGCTGCTAATACTGGATACGTTTGATATGATAATAACTCATCTAAAGCCCTAACAATTATACGAGATAATTTCTTAAATTGTTTTGGTGATTTAACTGTTCCCCAATTAACTGCAGCTAATGTGCATAAAGATATTTCTCCATCAGGATCATTAATATCTTCTAAAGGTTTGGTGGGTAAATTAATTTCACAACATAAATTACTCATACGTATTGGTGCTTCCTCAGGTAGAAAAGCACCATGATCATTTGCATGGTCTACATTCATTAAATATACTCTGCCTGTATCTTTTCTTTCAGTCATAAATGAAGAGAAGAGTTCAATTGCAGGTACCTTTTTCTTATCGATACTGGTTTTGCGTTCTGCTATTTCATAAAGTTCTTTAAATTTATCTACATCATTAAAGAAGCAGTCCCATAACTCAGGAACATCAGATGGAGAGAATAAAGTAATATCTTCTCCAGCTAATAGTCTTTCATAGAAGACTTTATTAAATTGAACACCGTAATCTAGGTGTCTGATTCTATTGTCTTCGGTTCCTTTGTTATTTTTAAGGACAAGCAAGTCTTCGACTTCTCTGTGCCAAATGGGGTAATACAAAGTCGCTGCTCCTCCTCTAACTCCTCCTTGAGAACAGCTTCGCACTGCACTTTGGAAGTGTTTAAAGAATGGGATAACTCCCGTGTGAGTTGCATGACCTCCATTGATACTACTACCAAGGGCACGTATAGCGCCAGCGCCAATACCAATACCAGCCCTCTTACTAACATATTTTACTATCGCTCCTGCTGTCGCATTTATAGAATCTAGACTATCTCCAGATTCGATTAAAACACATGAGCTGAACTGTTTCACATTAGTTCTCACTCCTGCCATTACTGGGGTTGGTAAAGAGATTTCAAAATTACTGACAGCTTCGTAAAAGTCTCTTATTAGATCCAACCTCGTTGAATTATCGTACTTATGAAACAACGTAGCACCTATTAACATATAAGCCATTTGTGGTGTCTCATATATTCTACCGGTAGCTCTATTCTTAACTAGATACTTACCTCTTAGTTGTTCCATTGCGGCATAAGTAAGATATTCGTCTTTAGAATGATTAATCCAAGTATCCATAATTTCGAATTCTTGTTTTGTATACCATTCCTTTAATTCAGGTTCATATAAAGAAGTTTCATTTATCACTCTACAGACATGTTCATATAGAGATGGTGGTTCAAAGGATCCATAAACAGTTTTTCTTAAATCATAAGATATAAGTCTACCTGCAACTAATTGATAGTTAGGTGACTGTTCTGTTATAAGATCTGCCGCAGCTTTGATTAAAGTTTCTTGGATTTCAGGTGCTGTAATATTATTATAAAATTGAATGTGTGATTTCAATTCTACTTCTGATGATGATACACCAGATATATCTTTACAGGCATGCTCAACTACCCTATGAAACTTATCTAAGTCTAGGTTTTCTTTTGTTCCATCTCTTTTAATGACGGTTATATCTGTCAACGACATTTTACTCCTTTAGGTTATTTGGCCATTTTAAGAACTGCTTTATCATAATCTTCTTGTGACACTATACCTTCACTTAATAATCTTTCACGATTAGCTAAATGAGCAGCTTGTGTGTCTTCTTTAGATCCACCAGAATAAGGCACACAATGTCCTTCTTCCGCTAATATTTCAGTTACTAATTTCATTTCACCATTTAATTCTACTTTAAAGTCACCAAGGATACGACCAAACTTACCCTTCATGTCTTCGCCTTTCTTATCCTCTGTTGTGATAAGTTTTCCACCGTTATGCATCAGCGCTTTCAATCTAGCTTTGGCTGCTTCACCAAACAGATCTTCCACTTTATCTGATGTTCTAGATTCCGGTGTATCTATGCCCATAATACGGACACGTTCGTCTGTTAAAGTAACACCGAAACCCAAATCGATATCTACATCGACTGTGTCCCCATCTACTACTTTAATAACTTTAACATCATATTCATTAATATTCATCTTTTACTCCAGACCACCTAAGATTGGAGAAGAATTCCTCCATTAATATATATCATTTCTTATACGCTTGAAACGCCATCTTAGCTGATAATCCGGAGTAAGTATTTTCCTCGATGAATAATTTAATATTTGCCATATTATTACGCGCTAAAACTAAGTCATTTAAGTCTTTTTCTATGACATTATTTGGCCAAATAAAGACATTATAACCTAAGTCTATCGCTTTATGTATTTTGCTATTAATAATTTCAGATCTAGGTTCATTATCATATATGATCGTTACTTCTTTTCTATCGATCCATGGTAATTGTTCTAATACTGGAACTAAATCTGAACCACATGCTGCTATTGAATTGTCTAAAAACATACTATCAAATGGGCCTTCAAAAGCATATATGGGTTTCTTTTTGTCTATTCTATCTAATCCAAATACTCTAGGCTTATCTGGATTTATTATAATAGTAACATATCTTATTGTATCACTAGGATCCAAAGATCTTCCTTGGAATCCAAACATGTTACCATATTCGTCCAATAGAGGTATTATAATCCTTCTATCAGGTAATTTTTTAGGGGGGAGTTTATCTGGTAAGATGGAATTGGTCCACTCTACGAAGTCATCGCAGTATCTCAATATAGCATGAAAAGGATTTGGTATGGATCTCCCTTTAATGTATTTGTTTGCTCTATGATGTATAGGCAGCTGAGATATTTTCTTCAGTTTTTTGAGTGGACCAATCCCGTGGATGGCGAGTTTGCTTTCTTCTTGGGCAAAAGTTTCTACATTAGATGTATCGCCTTTCATCTTTTCTAGCATGTATTCCTTATATAATACAGGACCATGCTTCTGTAGAAAGAAATCGAAAGCAGCACTCCATCCGCAATTATGACACTTATAAAAGTATTGACCTTTATGTTGCATCATATAACCGCGTGCCTTGAATTTGTTCTTCTGAGAATCACCACATTCAGGGCATCGGAAATTGTATAACTTATCTGTCTTCCGCTTGAATTGCTCAAGCTGATTAGACATTAAATTAATATACTTTTGTTGTAGCCAAAAGTCGGCCATACCACGACTCCATAATATAAAATATTATTATAACTTAAAAATTGGGGGATGTCAACTAGTTTTTAATGAAACATGAAATCTAGTATCATAGGTGCTACAAACGCGACTAACGTTATTGCACCCATCATATACCATTTCCATTGCTCTAGTGACTTCACTGAATTCATAACTTCTGTATGTGATTTGATTTGCTCTCTTCTAAGAGCTTCTATATCTTCATGATTATGTTGTAATGCACTCATCATCTGAGTCATTCTTTCATCAAATACATCTTGTCTAGCTTTTAATTGATAACTAACTTCGGCGAGTTCGGACAATAAGGTTTCGTTACGGAGAATGATGTTCTCATTAAAACGCATCTCGGCTGCGACCGAGTCAACTCTACGTTCTAAATCATTCAGCTTCTGTACTTGTGTTGGTCCCGCCATTTAATTTCCTTCTTAAAGAATTTACTTCATCAACCAATTCTGCTTGACGCTTATAGCTATCATACAATTGTTCTTGTATTTCGGCAATAGTCGCCTTTAATTGTCTGGTATCTGATTCATGACGACTAGATGCCTGGAGCATCATTCTTCGATACTCTTCGGCTTGACCTCCAAGGGTTTCTCGGTGTCCTTTCACTTAAGGTTATTCTCTTATTACTTAGTTATCTATTAACGAATTGTCTACTAGTTCCACATATTTATCAATACTATGATCTGCAACGAAATCAAAGAAATTACCTTTCTTTATTGCATGCCATGTTCCTGTCCAGAAGCACTCTGTCTTCTTCCAAAAACCAGGATTTTGATAACAATTATCCAAGTGGTCGTAGTATACACATTCCCCAGTGTGACTATAGAATGCCCATGATGGTGGGATCCTAGTCACTACGTCATTGTTGTTCACAAATCGGTAATGTTTAATATTATTATCTAATAAAGTCTGGAACTTTGCACCCCCAACTCTTGGAGATCCATAAGTAAATAAACCATCTACTTTATCAGAACCTAATCTAGAAGCAAATACTGTTGCCATAGCGGCACCTAATGAATGACCTGTTAGAATATACTTCTTATATAAAGACTTATATTTTATTTTCTTCATCCATGCTTCTATATCGTCTTGAACTTTATCAACTTCAGTTTGAAATCCTTCATGGACCTGAGCTTTATTTGAAGCTTCAGATTGGTCTTTCCAGAATTTTAAATCTGCAGTTATGTCATTCAACTTATCAGGTTGTGTTCCTCTAAATGCGATATAAGCATTTTTATCTTTTGTTGCGCACACTACTTGAGCTCCATTGTCATCAATGAACTTAACGTTTTTGAATCCTTCGGATCTAAGTAATCTTGCACATGAATCATTATATACTACTTTGGATAACTTTACAGTGACTAGAGCGTCTTCATAAACTTCTTTATCAATTATAAATCTACTCATTTCTTTATCTCTGCACCAATGGCTGGTTCGCCATTGATAGTTACTGTTCTATAATAAACTACAACTTCTTGAACTTCTCTAATATACCTTCTAAGTTCTTGCATATTGAAAGCCATTAGTTCATAGTCTTCAACGGATATAGCCATAAAGACTACATCACCATTATTTTTCTTTTGTACATCTTCTAGAAACCTATCTAGATATGTATAGCCTTCTGGCCAATCATTTTCTTTACCAAGATCACATACCCAAACTCCATCAATTTTTTGTCTAGGTCTTTTACCTTCCTCATTCTTTACACAAGGATTAGGGATCTTAGCAGAAGAGACAACATGCCAGTAAGGATCTTTAAGATCAATAGCCCTAGGCATTGTAGGGTGTATAATATCGATCTGTATTGGTTTAGAAGATACTTCTATCTTCTTTTCACCTAATATCGAACAACCACTAATTGTTAGGGTTAATATCGGCGCTAGGATTATCCAGCGAATCCAATTCTTTGCTATCATTTTCTATACTCTCAAATACGGCTGATGTTTGTTCATTAGCCCTTGTCTCTATCATACCTGGTTTTGCTATAGCTAATTTATTTAAATTATGCCTTCTGAATATATCCAAGTATCCATTCATCTCAGCTTCTATCTGAGCATTTTTGGATGCTAATTGATTCAAGGCTTTACCTTGATTCTCATAGCTTTCTTTCATTACTGCTATAGCTTCTTCTTGTTGAACAATTGAAGTCTCTAGCTTAATATTATTTTGTTTAAGTGTTTCATTTTCAGAATATAACCAGAAACACGCTAAACCTAAAATTAACGTAATACCTATTAATATTTGCTGCATTAGTCTATTTCCTCCAACATATAATCCATAGGTGTTGCTGTTCTAAGTTCGACTTTTCTACCATTCATTTGTTTAAATTTCATATGTTTGGGACCAATCTTATAGAACTTTCTCACCTCAAATTTCTTTTCAAGCACATCTATTATCTCACCTTCATGATTATATTGATTGTGAGACACGTATAGATACTGATGCTTCTCAAACCAGCTCAGTATCCAACGCCAGAAATTACTTAGTTGTAGTTTTAGCTTTGCTAGCATTCTTCCTAGGTCTACCCCTTCCGCGCTTCGGCTGCTTCTTGCCAGATGCGCTGGAACTCTTCGAAGCCGATGATTTTCCTCGGGGCTTCGCTTTGGTTTTGCTCTTTGTACTTCTTGGCTTTCTTTTTGGTGACTTTGACGTCGTCGCTGCCACGGACTCCGAAGCCGGCGATGTCGCCTGAGCCTGCTGTGTTGACGATGGCTGATTCAACCAATTCCAACACTTCTTTATCCATGATATCATTTTCAATCTCCTCTTCATGATATTGTTGCCAGTCCTCTTTTATCAAATACAAAGCCGCAGCGTAACTGGCTATTCTGCTTCTTCCGCCTGGTATTTTTTCTAGTAATTTTTTTAATTTTAAGACCAATAAATCAAATTTGCCGAATGCATTTCTTTGGGATACTTTTGTACGATCTCTTGCTTTGATTAGGATCTTACCTTTATCGTCGATAACCCCTTCTGCATAAGCTGGCCATGAAGAAAATGGCATTGCCAATCTCTTTAAAAATTGGTAAACCATGAACAGGTTTACTATTTGGCCTTCTTGTAATTCTTGTTTCATTTCAGATCTCTTAATCTATCTACTATTATTCTATCCGGAACTATTTCAGCTGTAAATACATCCTCACAAGGTAATCCTATTTGATATACCCTTTCAGGTAAACAATTAAGGATTTCTAAGAAAGGTAGTATTTCAGGATAATACTCTTGAAGTTTCAAAAATATTAACCGTGTTCCAGCCTCTTGACCAAAAACATTGTATATGAGAATTATGTGATTTAATATTAAACGTTCTTTTAATACACCAGTATCTCTATACTTGTTTATAAGTCTTTTAATATACTTGAATCTTTTTAAATCATCATAAAATTCGACAACGTCTGAACAACCAGGATTGTCATAGTGCTTTGCTGCATAGAGCATTGCGTTCGCTTCGTTTAATTGATCCATAATATATTATCTCCTTTTATATATTTAGGAGATTTATAAAGTTAGATAGCACTTAATGCTACTTTCTTAATTTCTGTATTGGATACCGCTATATAGACATTGTTTGAATCATACCAAGAATCACCCTGCACATAAGCAAAGGTGCTATTCACATAGCTACTATTTGATGGAGTAGCTTGAGTTGTATAGTTGAGTTTTAATACTCGAACAGTATTAAAAGCCGGGTTTTGTAATTTCGCTTCATTGGTTGATAATGATATAATCGGTTCCCCGTTTCCGTTTAATGCAACGTTAGCTAATAAAGATCCACCTACACTTAAATTTAAAGTGTGACCATTAGCTGTAACATTAGCATCAGTTGATGAAGTAGCAATAGTATTAGCATAAGGGGCAGCGTTACTCTGAGTAGTAATTCTCTCGTTTTCTACCTTATATGTTTTTACTGATGGTGCTTCTAATGATATAGTTAAAGTATTACCAGCTATACTGGCTGAAACCCCGTTACTAACACTTGTGCCAAGAGATCCAAAAAAGTTATTTACTGTAACCTTTTTGGACTCTATGGAAGATGTGTTTGCAGGATTATCTACTACTAATAATAGGTCATCACCAGTAACTGTAGTTGTGGCTGTTAGCTCACTAATCTTAGTTGCCATTATTTATTTCCTATTGTATTAACTATCTGCAAATTCTGTATCGTCACCAGCATCGCCTGATATTGAAGATCCAGCAACAAGTACTTCATATTGTACTCGTCCTGATCTACCACCTGAACCGGCTGTTCGTCTAACCCAACCTGCATGTCCTGCACCTTGTGTTACTCCGGCTTCAGTAGTGTCGACACCAAATACGTTATTTGCGTCGGCTCCAACTTCAGAAGCTGAGACTGATATAGGCTTTTCAGATATGGTGTAGTTATTCCCTGCTCCAACAGCTGTAATTGTAGCTCCTAGTGTTCCTGCAACAACTTTACAAGCAGTATTAGAAGTAATAGAAATAATTCTATGCTCCTTATTATTTGCTTTTATATAATCTCCAATTTTAGATTCTGTCTGAAACTTTGTTGAAGATCCTGTTACATTCCCATTAGCAACTATTGTCACAGTACCTGTGGAAGTCTTGTCGTCTTTGTTACCCCATAAGGCCATGATACGTCTCCTAAATTAATTCTGTATACTATATTTATCTAATCTTTTATTTGGTCCGCCACACGCTTCAAATGATTGTGTGACTTCGAAATAGCAACTCTCAATTTCCTTTTATGAATAGGTTTCATACTAGGATGATCGTGTGCCTTTAAGATCTTACCTATGTGCTTCGGATGTACTTTTGAAGTATGGCTTCGGAATTTAATATCCTTATTGCCTTTCAAATCCTGTGCACTTCTTAATTGCATAATAATATGACCTTCAGAATCGGTTCCATGTCCTTTCTTAGGTCTTCCTCTATCTCCAGCAACTTCTTGTATATCAAAGTCACTAAACGATTTCAATTCTATTTTTTCTGGGGTGTAATCCATAGATTGCTTTACTACTTTATTGAGTAGAGCAGCTCTAGCCATTTCACCCATATATTTTTTTG